GGGGTGCAGTGCAAGAAGTCTTCATACCTCATACCCATACACCCCAGTGCTCGTCCCATAAGTTCTGTTACGCTTATGCTTTCCCCTGCTTTTTTTTTGAATCGTCTGTGCCGCTATTCATAGCTACATTAAACTCAGCAAGCTCATTGGTGTCAAGATTGTCAGCAAATTCTTGGAGCGAGTAATCAAACTTCTTTCCATCTGCGGCGCATGCTGATCTCACGCAGCACCATAGCAATGTCGCTTGTTCAGTCATCGACTGTCCCATTTCGCTCACGTCCTTGCCTGTCTCACGCTCAAATAGCACTAGTGCCCCCATTGTCATTCGGCAAGGATATTCCTTACCGTCTGATGTTTTAATGCTTATCTTTGCTTTTGTCTTATTCATAATCACTTATTTTGATGTTGAGCTTGTCTAATGCGTGCTTGCAGCTGCAGTCTCATCGTTTACAGCTCCACTGTTCTCAAGTGTGATGTCGTATGTCTCGTCGTCACCAGCTTTACCAGTCTGGTTAATCTGTGTAACCACAAACAAACCTGATTCAATCTTGGTAGGGTCTGCTCTATAAAACCAGCTTGCCTTGATAGTCTTGTGGAGTTTGAATATTGTCTTGATTGTTGGCAATCCTGCTTTTGCAGAATCTCCATCATGCACAAATCCACTTGCTGTCACCGTCACACCAAGGCTCTTTACATACTTCTCGTCCCACTTTCCAGCTGCCGCTTCCTTCGTTTTTCGTGTTCCAGTCTCGGCTTTATATGCTATTTTGCATTCGCCGCTGTGTCCAAGTGCTGTCTGCACCCCAGCCACGTCAATGGCAAGGATAAGGTCCGTGCCGTCTCTGTAATCTCCATCCATAATCGTGTATTTTAAGTATTGTTATTTATGTTCTCTAAATCTCCGTGCCACTATAAAAATCCATCCTGCTACAAGTGCCATGCATAGCCATCCTAATACTTTCCAAACAGCGTTCAAACGATGTTCTTTTACCTCTGTGTGGGTAGCCTTCACCATGCTGCTATCAGCAGTTGCGATAGCTTCTTTAGCTAGCTCTTTCCATGCTGTCGCCGAATACCTGTAATATTCCACTTCTCTTTGCAGCGAGTCTGTTATAGCGCTTATATTAATTTTATTGCCTTGGCGTGTCACGCTTATTCTTGTTCGGCCCTTCTTGGCTGTAAAGTTTGCATTGTCGGGCAATGCGTCAAGCTCCTGCGTTGTCACTTCCAGCTGTGTCGTGTCCGCTGCAACAGCCTGCAATGTCTTGCTTGCGCTTGTTTCGGTCTCCAGGCTTGCACTGTCCAGCTGTCGTGACTGTGTTGTCTGTGTTTTTTGGGTTTGTGCCATGTTTTGTATCGCTGTTTCCTGTGTCCTGCAACTCGTCACTAATAGGACAAGAATCATAATGCTTACAACGCTTAGCACTCGTAATAGCCCTTTGCAGCCTGTTGACTGCACGTCTGAGGTCGGCAGTCTCGCTGCTCGCATCCTCGAATAACTTCTGTATCTTTTCATATTTTTTTTGTGTTTCTTCTAGCACATGACTTATATCCTCATACATCGCCTTATACGTATCATGCACGTCCTTGGCGGTCTTGGCTTCGTGTGCCTTCCTGTTTACAATCCAGCCGATGGCGGCACCGATACCGCCCGATGGGATTGCCCACTGTAATATTTGCAATATCGTGTCCATCATCGTCTTTTAATTGTTGTTATTATAATAGTTCCCAGCCGTTCATTAAGTCACCGCTGTTGGCAGCTTTTCCATTTTCCACTTCGCTTATTGCTGCAGCTATGCGCAATGCAACCACTCTGTCGTGCATTGAAACACTCTGATCTCTTCCATAGCCGCTCTTCTTCGATACTGTCGCTACATAGGCAGCCGTGTTGTTCTCGTTACCTGGAGCCCATCTGCCAATCATGCCACGTATTGTCATCAAGTGGTATTTGTCTTGATATGTTTGCAGTGTCTTGATAAGTGCTCTATATCCATATCCTGCACTACTGAAAGTTCTGAAGCTTTTGTCTGTGCCCTTTATCTCGCCTTGGAAGCGCGTGCTTCCAAGGCGTATGTTACCAGGATTGTTGTTTCTAAGTCCTCTTGCTGCCATTGTTAAGCCTTTTTAGCCGTTGTTAATGTCAGTACAGCGCTCTTTGTTTTGTCGCTGTCAAGGCTGAATGTTATCTTGCCACTCACGTCTGCAGTACCAGTATTAGGTTCTGCCGTGATAGATACACCCTTGTCGGTTTCTTCTATCGTATAACCTTTAGGGGCAGATGTATAGCTGTAGCTACCAGTAGCTATCACGGTCACGTTCTGCTCTCCGCCTTCAGCTGTGAAATTCAGTGCACTCTTGTCAAGTGTCACGCTTTCTTCTGTGGCATTGAATTGTGCGCTAGCACGTGTATCAAGCACCACGGTTTGTTCGCCGAATGCAATGTTGGTGTCTGCCTTCATCAGTAGCTTGAAGAAGTATAGTTCACTGGCATTGCTTACCTTGTCAATCTGTATCACGTCCTCATCGTCCTGTAGGTTTACAGCAGCAAACAAGTTGCCGTTCTCGTCAGGGGCACATAGTGTGGCCACGATAAGTCCGTCAGGCCATGCGGCTAGGGTTTCTATCTTCACGCCCTTGTACATCTTCACGTTCACCTGTGTCTCGTCAGTGTTCTTGTTCTCACGTGCAGTCAGTTCGTCGTCAAACTGTTGCCAATCGGCTACAGACATCAGGTATCTCAGGTTTGGATGTGTTGCGATTGCTTTTGGAATCTGTGTTCTCATTGCCTTCAACTTCCCAGTCATGGTTGTGTCTGTCGGCTTAGCTACGATAATCACATCGTCATCATTGGCCATCTGTGTAATAATTCCGTTCATCAGATGATCGTCGTCATCACCGTACTCACCATTCACATACTGCTCACCCAATTCAAATTTGCACTGGCGTGATAGCGCTTCAAGCAATGCATTCTGCGCTTCTGGTGGAAGCTCCGCAAACACAAGGTTACCCTTTGGCTGCCACTTTTTCCAGATAGATTCGAATGCGCGTGGATTGAATACAGTAAATGCCATGAAGTCATGAGGAACCAATGACTTCTCAGAGTAGTTGAAGTTCCCTTTTGAGTCATCAACAGTCGGGTTCTCCTTGCGCTTCTGAAGCATCTTGCCAGTTTTCATCTTTGGGATTGCCACTTTCTTCTCAACGCCTGGTATCACGTTTATCAATCCCTTATCGACTATCTCGTTACCAGTACTTGCCAATACGAGTATCTTTTCCAGTACCTCGCCAGCGTAATTTGTATTTCTTACTAAAATTGCCATGATGTCTAATATCTGTTATTGTTATAAAATCTGTCGCTGATTTCCTTTTTGCGCTCTGCAAAAGTGCCTTTGCTGCCGCCTTGGTCCCCTTTGTGCTGCTCCAGAAGGTCCTTCACCTTCTTGCTTGGCTGAAGACTTTCAAGAAGCTTCTTGCCGTTTTCAAAGTCAGAGTCCATTGCTGTCTCGTAACACTTGCGTGTTTCAGGGGTAATGCGGCCATCCTTCTCTGCGTCATCAAGCAACTGCTTTTTTTCTTCGTCTTGTTTGGCCTGCTCTTCAGCTTTCATGTCTTCGTTGTCTTTCTTCAACTTATCAATGAGCTTGTTTTTCTCAGCCAACTCCTGTGCTGATGTTCCCAGACTGTTGATAATCTGGAGCACGTCTTCGTCGCTCTTACAGTCTTTGAAGCGTGCGTCTTTGTGTGCTAATTCTGTGTAAAACATATTTTTGTCTTTTTTTTGTGGCTGAGTATGATTCAACCTGTTATAAATTGTAGTATATTTCTGTTGTGGTGTGCCGTCCGCTTCGTCCATGTCATATATACCGTCTATAAGTCCAAGGTCCAAAGCCTGCTGTGCTGTTAACCAATGATCCTGACCATCAAAATAAGCTGCCTTGATTTCGTCCTTGCTCTTACCACTTTTATCTGCGTAAATCTGACAAAGAGTGTCATCCATGTTCGTAAGTTCTGTAATGCACTTTGCAAGCTCATGTTTATTTCCAAAACATCCTCCGCTTGCTTCATGCAACATCAATTCTGAGTATTTACCCATGTAAACAGGTTTGCCGCATGTCGCTATAAATGATGCTGCGCTTGCTGCTATTCCGTCAACGTATATCTTTACGTCTGCAGTGCACAGGCGTAATATGTTGAATATTGCTATTCCTTCATACACCTCTCCGCCCATAGAGTTTATCCTTACTGTTATATTCTGGCATGCTGCAGCCGCTTCCATGATTGCCGTAGTCACGTCCTGAGCCTTTACATCGTCC